TTTGGGAAAGATCAACCCCAGATGTAACTGGTGTAGGCGGTACTGTCCGTTGGGACCGTGATAAGAATATGGTTACTTCCACTCTATCTCCAGAGAACCAGGCTATCTACGATGCCATGATTCAAAGACAACAGATGTTTGGAGAACAAGCAGATGCTCTAGGAGGAGGTACTTGGCAAGATGCCCAACAACAAAGATTCGACCAGATGCGAGGTCTTTATACTGAAAGCGATGCTCGTGCGCAACAAGAAAGACTAGCCAGAGAACAGGCTACGGGTGCATCTTCAACTGGAAGATACATGGGGGCAAGAACAGAACAGGATGCGATAAACCAAAGAAATCTACAATTACAGAATCAAGCCTTTGCTGAATCTCAACAACTCATTGATTCCAACCTGGCAAGACAATATGGCGCTGTGGGCATGATGGGTGGTTTGGGCGATATAGCAAACAAAATGATCAGAATGCCACAACCCGATACACGGGCAAATATGCAAAATGTTAGTGAGGCTTCAACTGCATGGAGGGATTTACAGGCATTAGAGGAAGCGAAAAAGAAAAAGAAGATTGTATGTACTGCTATGAATGATGACTATGGGTTCGGTGCTTATCGCAATGCTGTATGGCTGAAATATTCTGAATTGAATTATAGAGATAAGCCAGAGATGGAGAAAGGCTATCACGCTATCTTCAGACCACTACTCAAGATACGCAAGGAGTGGTATGGCAAACCTGTATATGCTCTATTGAAGCATATCGCTAAACATCGTAGTGTTGATTTAAGAGCAGAGATGTATGGCAAGAAGAGGGATAGAGTTGGGCAGGCTTGGAGACTTGTCCTTGAACCTCTATGTTATTTGGTAGGCAAAAGATTAGTGAATAAATAAACAGTTTAATAGGAGAAGGGAATGGCAGATTTAAATTTTCCAAGTATGTTTGATACCAGATATGCAATGGACAGACAGATGCAAGACGATGCTCATAAAGCAGCTGTAGCAGGTGGTGGTGGTAAACGATACGGAATGTATTACAACTCATCCTTGCTTGGAGATAGAGATAATGCCTTCAAGAGGAGTATAGGAGGAATGTTTGGTATTGGTGGTGATCCCAGGATGCAACAACAACAAGCACTTGATGAAATCATGCAAAGATTCCCAGACCCACAAACTCCAGAAGATTTCGTAGAAATTTCCAATGCACTACAAAGTGTAGGTCTACATAGCTATGCAGAAGCAGCAAGGGATATGGCTAATGATATTAGAACATCTATGCCTACCCCAACTAAACCTACCGCAGCTATTGAAAATTACGAGAGAGCTGTAGAGGGTGGATATACAGGAACTTTCTTTGAATACCAAAAAGAATTAAAGGCTGGAGATAAAAATGTCAGTATAGGTAGTATTCCTCAAGATTTTATTGTTACCACAGATGATAAGGGAAATATAACAATGGAAGTAATACCTGGAAGTCCTACTGATATAGCTAATAAAGAAAAGATAGCAGCAGAGCAAGAAGGCGGTGCAGTAAGAACCGTACAAAAAACAGTTGTTGTTGAAGATATTGATCGCCTTAAAAAGAAGATTACAGACGCACCTTGGTACAATCCAGTAGCAGGTACTATATTAGCAAAATTTTTGGAAAACCCATATATCGGTGCTGGTAAAAATAGAATTGATGCCGAATCACTAGCAACGACCATTAAATCCAGTATTGGTTTTGACAGATTACAGCAAATGCGTGATGAGAGTCCTACTGGTGGTGCGTTAGGACAAGTATCAGAACTGGAACTTGTAACCCTTCAAGCTACTTTAGGTAGTCTAAGTCTTGACCAAAGCGAAAAGCAACTACTAAAAAATCTAGATAGACTAGCTAAAATTTATCAAGATATGTTAAAGAAAATTGCTGAAACAGGCGATGGTACTTTCAATCAAAAAATGTATGGAAGTGGAGGCACAAGCGCTGCTGGAAGTGCAAGTAGTGTTAATGACGATCCATTAGGAATAAGATAATGAATATAGCAGAAATTAGAGAAAAATACCCTGAATACAATGATATGTCTGATGGTGCTTTAATTCATGGCTTTTGGAATAAAAGATATAAAGATATACCAATGGGAGAATTTGCAGACAGAGTGGGTTTAAGTTCAGAGGGATTTAAAGAAATGATTGCTACTGCCCAACAGTCTGGCTATGAACCTACAACTTCAAGCACAACACAAGATGGTCCTAGTAATGAAGTAATAACAGGCTTTAGTCATAAAGACCAATCTTTTGTTGACCCCGATGCCGACCTAACGCCTGGCGGATTGGCTTCTGTTTATGCTCATGGTGCAGGATTTGGCTGGAGTGATGAAATATTAGGTCACATGGGAGCTATAACGGAGTCTTTAGGTGGAAGTGATCTGACTTATGATGAACTCTATACTCGTTTTAAAGAGTTTGAAGAATCAAGGGTGCAAGATTACTGGGACAAGAGTCCTGGGAAAGCATTTGGTGCAGAAGTGGCTGGTATGATTACATCAACAGCACTAACTAGAGGTACTGCGCCAATGCTCTTATTAAAATCACCTAAATTCTTGATGGATTTAAGCAAAGGTTGGAAAGCATTTTTAGCCTCTACTGGATATGGTGCTGTCTATGGTGCTGGTACTGCACAAGAGGGAGAAAGAGTAGTAGACGCAGGAAAGGTTGGCGTACTTTCAGGAATTGGGGGTTTTGTTTTAAACAAATTTGGTACTGGTATTTATAATAAATACGACAAATGGTTTAAGAAAGCAAATCAATCACCAACTATCGAGAATTTAAAAAACCTAAAGAATGAGGCTTACGATAATGCTAAAAAGTTAGGAATAAAATTCCATGGCGAGCTAGTAGAAAGATTTAAAAACATTGGAATAAAATCTCTAGATGAAGGCTATGATCCCGAAGTAGAGAAAATTACTGCATCTTCAGTTGCTTTGTTTGAAAAAGTTTTAGATAGAGCATATTTAAAAGGAGCGAACTTTGAACAGCTTGACCTTCTACAAAGACATTTATGGGAAAAACTTAATCAAAGCGGTGGTAAGGAAGTCAAAATATATAAACTTATTAATGCTGTTGGTGACTTGATAAAGTCGCACCCAGACACATCTGCTGCAAGTTTTGCCGCCAAGCAAGCTAATGCTGTCTATAGCAAAGCGAAAATGCTTGATATTGAATTTAATAAAGTTTTAAACAATGTAGAGATTTCAGGAAACTTAGGTCAAAAATATAGAATGGCTGTAAGAGGTATTCTAAACAGCAAAAGGCTTAGTAAGTTTTTAGACCCTGCTGATATTAAACAAATGCGATCATTTCTAAAAAAGAATTTTACTGACAAGACATTGAAAAATATTGGTGCATTTGGAATGGGTGGTAGTGGTGTCATGAATTGGCTAAATTTACTTGCTGTTTATACCAACCCCGCAATGATTATTGCCACAGCAACCGCATCATCTTCTAAACATTTTTTCAATAAAAGAACAGTTAAAGGGGCAGAGAAATTAATGAACTACATGAAGCAATTTCAGCCAAAACAACCAACAATACCAGGAGTTGGAGAAGCATCTGCTGTTGGTACTGAACAAGCATTAGAAAGACTTAATCAATAAGGAATATATGGCAAACTACAGAGAATATCTTTCAGGAATGGGCGATGGGTTGTTATCTTCTACAGATACAGGTTCAGGTTTCTTTATAGATGATACTGAAATACCAGCAGCCACCTGGGATGAAAACCAAGAGTTTGATAGCTACGGAAACCCCATACCTGTCTTTGAACAGCAAGTAACTACAATACATGAACCGAGAAGCATGACTCCACCAGAGGTAGAGCAATCCATTTACGATATGCAATATACCCAAGCACAAATGAATCAAGCAGCAAAGAACCTTGATGCTTTAGAGTCTTGGAAAGATGAGTTTCTTAGTGCCTTAACTGGTTTAATGTCATCTTCATCAAAACCTGAAGATGAGGGGAGAAACAAACCCATTAAGATAGAAAACCTAAGAGGTGAAAAACCAGGCTATAGTATGGCAGAGGGTTCAAACTTCTGGAGTGTAGATGAAAAAGACCCCTACTGGCAAACCAAAGAAGGGTTTGAAGAAGCCATGAATTTATATGGTTCAAAACCTAGCTGGGTTAAAGAGCCGAGCCTGGAGTACAATCCTAAAACTGGCGAGTATGATCCAATCGTGAAAGAGGAGTTTGTTGATTTAAAACCCACTAAAAGAATTAGTCTTTAATTATGCACGGTATGCTAACTAAAAACGAGCAGCAAACCTTAGATATTTTAAGGGGGTTAGGTTATGGGGAGGATTATATAGCTGCCCTTATGGGAAATATTGCTGTGGAAACTGGAAGCTCATTCGACCACACCCAAAAACAAGATAATGGTAGTGG